AGAGCAGCTCGCCGTCATCATTTAAAACCAGCATGCCGTCCAATGCCCGACACTGCCAAGGGTGAAGTTTTACGCCCATATTCTGCTCAGCCCATAAAGCAACATCGCCACCTAAAGAGCGCTTCGCAAAATTGTCAGGCAAGATCGTTTCTAGTCTCGGCTGTTCCCTGCCTGTGGGTAACCCTGTGGATAAGTCTGTGCTAGTTAGGGCTGGTTCGCCAAATCTGTGGACAACTTTGCGAGCGGGGGCTATCGTTTTGCTGTCAGAAAAATGAAAGTGCTGGTCAGAGCGTTTTTGTGTTTCTGTGCCTGTGGATAACTCTGTGGATAACTTTGGTGACTTATCCACAGGTTCGTTAATTATGCGATAAGCCTTAGACCTTTGACGATTGCCAGTGCTGGCGCCGAGAGAACTATTGCATTGACGGCATGCAGGCCTGAGGTTCTCTATGTCGTCTGAGCCGCCTTCGGAGACTGGCACTATATGGTCTGCTGTTGTGGCTATGAATGTGCAGCAGTCGAGTCGTATTGAGCATTGGGGGTTGTCCTCGAGTATGAGTTTGCGGTTTGCTCTGTAGTACGGGTCTTGGGTTGTATGTTCTCTTGGCATGTCGGGCTGGTGCTTTCTGTTGGGTTTGTGGTGATGTTAGGTCAAGTGCTTAGGTCAAGGTCAAGGGATACTGACGCCCAAAGCGCAAGGGCGGCGCTTCGGTTGTCCTCGGTTGTCATGTGAGTATCGGTTGTTTTTGTTCCCCAGTATTTAGGCAAGCAGCCAAGGGACCCGGTCTAGTTTTGTTCATGTGGATAACCTTCACAATTTCGTTTTGAAACGCTGATTCATCACATGACATGATGATCTACCTACGTCGCCGTATGTTCCCCTTTGGCATAGTTCAGCTTGTGCCGGGGCTAATGACCATCTCGCTTATGGTCTGCTGTTGTCTGTTGTATAGCAAATTATGTTAAGTCTTGCGAGCAAGCCTTGTGGATATCTCCTGAATGTCTTTAGGTCGCCATAAGTACACTTCCTGCCCTGCGATAGTCAACGCTTCAGACCATACGACCTGCATGGGTGAAAGTTTTGCTTTGTCATTACCTTTAAGCTCTGCGAATATGACGCCTCGACTCTCATGGCACAGGACTAGATCGGGGAACCCTGCATGGCCTTGCAAAGGTGTTTTCCATACGCCCGGGCGAATCTCCACCGCTCGAGTATGCATAACCAGCCAGCCATGCAACTTAGCAAGCATGATGACTTGAGACTGAAAGTAAGACTCTTTCACGACGACCTACTCGCAAACTCTAAAACCTCTTCTAAGTCTGACATTTTATAGAGTTTTGTACGCTCCAAACCGTAGACGCCTTCCTCATAGATTGGTTTGCCAAGGTTTCTTACCGCCCAAGTGTTAGCCCAACCAGCCACGACAACCTCATTACCTTTAGCAATACACAAAACATAGACAGCGTCTTTGTCTCTAGGTCTAATAATCAGACGGTACATCGGTTTAAGTTCGTCTTTGTAGAAGCTTGTACGAACCTCTAAACCGTCCACGTCATAACCGTCGCCTTCTACGCCTTCAGCTAACCATTTACGGCCTGTATAGAGCGATACAGCTAATTCGCCCATACAACCAATAAGGTCTATGTCGTAACGGTCCTTGCCGGGTAAAACAAAAGTTTGCTTATTGTTTGTAGCAGAATTTAAACGTCTTGACGCCTCAACCTGACAACGGCCCATTTGCTCATCAGTCAACATCACAAGCGGCAACTTACTTTTTGCCCATACGTTCAATGATCGCTTTGGCTTCATTCCAATTAGCAGGCACTTCACCTGTGTAGCCGATAGCCGCCAAGTTTTGTAACTGTGTTTTGCTGACAGGCCATACCTCTTTCGCTGGCATATCCACAATAATTTTAGGCTGTCGAGGTGCAGCTGCTGGCGTATCGTTCTGACGGTTTTGCACTTCCTCAAAAGACGCCATTTTGCCAAACGGTATCATCATGCCTAACGCCCTACCGAGAGCGCTCGTGCTGCAGTTCATCATTTCAGAGTTTCGTACATAGGGCGTCGTGCCGGGAAACGGTTCCCAAGCTGTAGCGACACAAGGCAACAGGTCTAACAGGTCACGGTAAACCTTGACAGTGACGCTAATAAAAGTTCTGTCGCCAATAGTTACTACTTCGGCTGGTGTTTCTACTACTCGTAAGTCAGGCCACTTGTCAAGCGCCAAACGAAACCTTGTAGGTACGTCTACATAGTCGCCCAAGTTCATTTAAAGCCGCCAAGTCTCATAGCAACAATGGTGTCTTGGCTTGTCTTAGTCATGTTGCTAAGATAAATACCGTTTTCTTCAGCTGTGTACGCTAATTCAAATAGGCATTTGCGTAACTGGTCAATATCTGACCTCATTTGCTCTATCTGCCAAGCTGCCGCTTTCATCGCAATATCGGCTTTCGTAATCGCTGCCGATAGCTGTTGCATTTGGTCATTCATGTCGGGTCCTTTCGGGTTGTCGGGTAAACGGGACCATATCATGCCGGTACGGCAAATATCCACTGACGTTTCAGTTCTTGCCTTCGGCGCTCTGTCGTGCCAGCCCAAATACCCGTTAATTGTTTCTCGCCAAACGACATTGCATAGGCGAAGCAGTCGCTGTATACCGGGCAAGATTCACAAATAGGCGTAATGATTGCAAGGTTTGTTTTGCTTTCTCTAGGATTAGTAGGAAAGAAAAGCACTGTAGGGGTGTCGTGGCATGCCGCCAAGTCTTGCCAAGCAGGTCGATCACTTAACATTTAATTGACCAAGGCGACCAGCCACATTGGTTATTAGCCTCACGGCCCGAATATAGGAGCCAAGCAAACCTCAGATTGGCGGCAGGGTCTTTCATGTCCTCATGGGACCAGCCAAGCTGCTTAAGCCATTTGGTATGTATCTGATTTATTTGGGTGAGGCCGTGATCGGGTCCCGAGTCTGCGTCACTGGTGCACCGAGATTCTCGCCATAGGATTCGGTCAAGCGTTTTAAGAATTATCGGGTTATCGGGCCAGCCTTGCTCTATAGCTAAAGGTAGCCATACGCCACATTTATAGGAAGCAAAAGCGTCTACGGCAGCAATAGTCGTTTCAGGCAGTGCAGGCGCTGTAACAACGTTTAAAGCGTCAATGCGGTCAATCTGTTGCTCAGGGCTAAGTATGTCAACCGTGTTGTAGGCAAGTACAGCTAGTGGGGCGGCATCGGTAGGGGGGGAACCGCCGCCATACGCCACCACTAACCCTGTAAAGGTTAAAGCTAAAGCAATTAAAAATTTGTACGGGTTCATTTTGTGTCCTTCAGTCGGGGTCAGGTCGGGATATGTTTACCGAAGTCAAGCCGTCAAGTCAAGGACCCTTAAAGATTGTCTCAAAAGCATGGGCCACTATGTCAGGGTGATCGGCTAGCAACGGCGATATTTCAACGTGAACCCATTGACCATTTTTGCTGCCAATAGTGTTTTTTTCGTAGACCTTCCAAGCGTCCCGGTCACAGCGGTAACCAGCGCCCCAACCAAACTTAGACGGTTTAAAAGTGTTGCTGTAGTCGTGGATTTCCTCTACGCCCAAAATGTCCCTATGCGTATACAAAAATTCTATGAGCTTGTAGCGAGCGTTACTTTTAGCGCCTAAATCAAAGGCTCGCCAAGTGCTATGAACAGACTTAGGGGGGTTGGGCATGCCTGAACTTTTAACGTTTCGATCAGCAAAAATACCTAAACATTTGACGTTAAACAAAAATTCGCAATAATCCACAAACAGTTTTGTACCTGCTCGAGGTTGAGCATGCACAGAATCTTTAAGCCCGGTATAGGGCCGTATAGTCATTTATTCTTTCTTCCTATAATTGGTGGCGTTTCAGATGTGCCTTTTACGCCGTTTCCAATTCCGTACCCGACAATAGACCCGATGAGTCCTGTCCCGGCAGACTGCTCTATTTTGCCTAACGCCATAAGCACAGTGATAGAGGCT